AGCATACAAAACACAATGTTTAGAGTGTCAAAAACTTCTTTATCATTTCAATAAAGATAGGGCATAAAAAACAAAATATAAGGCAATACTTTGTACTAGTAATGATATTTATTGCCTTATATACTATATCTAACTTAAATAGTAACTAATAGACAGAAAGGAAGAATTATGTCTCATAACGTAGAAACAATGGCTTGGGCAAATGCAAAGCCTTGGCACGGTCTAGGCACAGAAGTGTCAGACGATCTAACTCCAATCCAAATGCAAAAAGCTGCACAGCTTGATTGGACCGTAAGTAAGCGACCAGCTTACACTATCAACGAACCAGAGTGGTCTGAACAGTGTGGCTTAATACAAGCCGAAGGTCATCACTTTATCGTAAGAGATAGCGATAACTCAGTTTTATCTCAATGTGGTAACACTTACGTTCCTATCCAAAACAAAGATATCTTCGACTTCTTTGTGAAGTTTACCCAAGCAGGTCACATGAAAATGGAGACTGCTGGATCTTTACGAGACGGTAAAGAAATCTGGGGTTTAGCCAAACTTGCCGACGACTTCGAGTTAGCAGGTGGCGACGAGGTCAAAGGTTATCTTCTCATCAACCAACCTCATGCTGCAGGTAAAGCAATGACAATCAAGTTTACACCGATCCGAGTTGTCTGCAACAATACTCTTACTATGGCATTACAAGGCGAAGGCACTGCACTTCGTATGCCACATGTCAAAGAGTTCGATGCTGATGTTCGTGCAGCAGCAGAAGAAGCACTTGGTCTTAGTAGTCAAGCAATAGCCGACTTCAAAGAAAAAGCCGACTTCCTCGCTTCACGTCAGTTCAAGCAAGAGTCCGTACTCAACTACATCGCAGAACTTTATCAACCACAAATACTCGTGGACAAAGCCAAAGCGATTACCGACGAAGAGTTCGTTATGCAGGAAAAGTTCAATACTACTGCTACTCAAGTTCTTCAAAACATCGACCTAAGTCCAGGAGCAACAATGAAATCTGCCAAAGGTACATGGTGGGGTGCATTGAATGGAGTGACGTATCTCGAAGACCACCAGCGAAGAGCAACTGCTGTCGGGAACGCACTTCATTCATCATGGTTCGGTGCAGGGGCTAACAGGAAAGCCAAAGCATTAGACAAAGCTATCGAGTATGCAAATGCTTAACGATCATTCGTTTATGGAGTATGTCCAGTTCTTTCTGGACATCTTCATTCTGGTGGCGACCTAAGAGTCCTTCATCATCATATCTTTCTTACTTTCACCCCATGGCTTTTTGCCGTGGGGTTTTTCTTTGCATGGCTGTATTGTTTGACAGACTCGTTTCGTGTTACAAGAACAATAGAGTCAGTCAACCAAGGCATAAAAAACAGTATTTTGTAGTATAAATCGCCTTTTTCCCTTTATATACTATACTTACGTTAAATTTTAGAAAGGTAGAAAGAAATGAAGAAACTTACAGAAAATACAGTAGTTAGCGAATACTTCAAGGTTTGCGTTTTTATTCCAGCAAAGCCAAAAGCTAGAGAAGTACAGTTTTCTACAATCTTCGATAACTTTAAGAAAGCTGCGATTGCCTGCGATAGATGGTCAGAGGCTCTTGCAAAATACGACCCTGCGAAATATACATTTTGTGTGAAGGAGATCAAGTAATGATAAATTATACAGAGTTAGCAAAAGCACTTTTAATCAATAATGCATCAAGTGATGATGTAGAAAGTGTAGTAAGCCACCTCAGTCGCAGGACTCCAAATTTTAAAGAATGGAGACTATACCATGCTATTGAAACCCACCCTCTATCACTAGATGATGAGGGCAACATTACTAATGCAAACTAAGGAGGTCAAGTAATGAATATTCAAGAACAAGAAGAGCGTGATTTTATTTTTGCATCACGTCAAGACTGGGATCGAGCTGAAGCCAGAGAAATCGGTTCCCAAAATTCTGATAGACCTTATATCAATACAGGTAACGATGTTTGGCACGTTAATCCATTTTGGGGTAAATATGATAAGTTTGGTAATCCTTTGCGAAAAGAAGCCCCTCATTCTCGTATTCGTCACCCAGAAGATTGTGATGATGAGGAAAATATATAATGTATGCACTTTATGCACACCGTGAGGGAATGACTAATATCTTTATCAGGACATTTCCTCGTCTTAGTATGATGGGCTCGTCTACTATCGAAATGGGTTCTGGTTCGTATAGCGATGAATTCCATTCCTTCCCTGAAGCCTATGAACCATTCGCCCTTAATCTTAGAACTGGGGAACTACTATGGTTTCCTGATGAATGGGAATCTGTTGGAGAAGACCTTCGTCAAGCGTTCTTTTCTAGCTTCTCCTGTTTCGACTAACTATCTATATATTGGGGCGAAATGCCCCAATGTTCTTTTTAAACACTTTGCTTGTCTGAATGTAGTAAAGTACTGTCATAATGTCATAATCTCATAATATCTTCTGTAATGCTCTGTAGACCTTGAATCATGGTTATGATATTTATTTTTACAATATCATATATGTAATGATAGATAAAGGGTCGGGAGAATCATTTTTCATTTTTGTAAATAAAACTCACTGTATATTGTTATTGCGTAGGGTTAGATTTGGTGTTATGCTTCATGTGAAAGTAAGAAAAGGAGAATTGTATGAAAGACCTTGAGTATACTCCACTTTTGCCTAGTGAGTGTGGCAATTACTGGATTGCTCCCGACGGTAAGAGACATCGTCCACTACTTCCAAAGCACAAAAAGTTCAGTAGACTGTATGTTGAAGGAATGTCTGCTGCCGCAGCAGCACGAAAGTCAGGCTTTACGAAAAGCATGATTGGCTCAAAAGTTCAAGGTTCTGCAATGTTGAGGACAAACCCACTTGTAGCAAACTTCATTATAGAACTTTTGGATAAGCAGAGAGAACGAGCAGATGTTTCGGTTGACTCGCATCTAACAGAATTATCCCATTTGCGTGACGAAGCCAAGGATACAGGGCAAATTGCTGCAGCCATCTCAGCCGAGGTTAATCGTGGCAAGGTAGCAGGGCTTTATATTGATCGCAAAGAGGTCATGGTCTCAAAGGTTGAAACAATGAGTTCCGAAGACCTAATATCCAGGATACAACAATTAGTTGACGGTAGCAACATGAAAGTAGTGAACCATGTACCAGACAGAGAAGACATTATATCAAGCAATGAAGAAAAACTTACCGAGGGTTCATTGGCAAAGAGTTGAGACTGGAGCAATATCAACTGGTGTGCCTGACGTCAATGGCTGTTGGCAAGGGTCAGAGTTTTGGGTTGAACTCAAGATAGGAGTCATTCAATCAGTCAAGTTATCACCTCAGCAATGTGCATGGCACATGAGGCGTGCTTCATCAGGTGGAGTAAGTTGGATATTTGCAAGCGACCCATCATCACGCAAACTTTGGATGGTCTCAGGCAATCAATCAATCAACCTTAGAAACAGGGTGGTTGATTCATCACTCTCTGTTCATCACTATAGTCAGCCATATGATTGGAAAGCGATTTTGGAACAGTTTTGCTTGACTGACCGACTGACTGTCTGATTGACTGACTCAAGAAAATAGCGATTTTGTATACATAAAAAACATTTAGTTTGTACTTTACTTTCGTAATATTGTACTATACTATATAATGATAATCGTAATTAAGCGTTTATACAGAAAGTAGAAAGGTCCAGTAAAATGGCAAAAGCTCAAAAGAAGGTCAACGCTTCCAAGTCAGTTGAAAAAGTAGAAGCTCCAAAGTTAGCAGTAGTATCACCAGTTGGAAATTCTGGTATACCTCGTCCAGCTAAGTCAGGCTTCGATACTCGCAAAGTAACATTACTAACCAAGACTATTGAAAATCGTAAGATTGCTGGTCAAGCTATGATTATCTTGAATACGCTTGAAGTTCTTGGTGGCTCTGCTACTCAAAAAGATGTTGTTGATAACCTTGTGGAGAATGGTCTTGCTACTGTCCAAACTCCAAAACGTATCTATGATTTCTATCGCAAGATGCTCGTCGAAGCTGAATATATCAAGCTTGACTAACCTCTCTTTGAAACCAGCTTCGGCTGGTTTCTTTTTGTTCTTACGCTTGCTTGACTGACTGACTGACTGCCTTCATCATATCTTTCATCATAGCCCTGTTCATCATCATCATAATCTTGGCTCACATACATAGAGTATATATGTATGACTGACTGACTGGAGTGTATGACTGACTGACTGACTGACTCTACAGCAGGAAATAGCGAAAATAGATAGTTAACAAGTTAATTAAATAATTTAACTTTTTTTAATTATTTTCGTTTTTTTACTTTACTATAGTAAAAAAATGCTTAATATAATTAGTAAGGGGGCTAGGTGGTCTAGCCCCTA